CGTACGACGGGCTTGAGCGAAAGTTCGCCCTAAGCCGTTCGCAGGTCATGTGAGTTCGACCCGACATAACCGCTTCCCTTACCTTTGCTTCGGTAAAGGGGGTCAAGTGGTCTGCAACGATTTCTTGAAGATAAGGTAGGTCTCCCTCCCCATAAAGGAGAGAGGCCATCTAAGATCTTCAAAGCACTTTGATTCCGGCGCGTTGATGAAGCCATGTCTTGGCTTCCTCTCCATGTTGGAACGTTTTACGGATTTGCGCCAGGGGATGCCTACTGTTTGCCAGTAGACTCCCCCTTCCGCTTCATGATATTTATTGAGGTAGCTTTCCACCGAGCCCTTGTCAACAAGGGCTTCGACGGTAAAGTTTGACTCACCGAACGTTTGTTGAAAATGTTCTGTGAGCGCCTCGTCGTAGTCAGCATCAGCCCCCTTTTGCTCTATCAACCATGTATTTGATTGTAGATACTCCAGGGGACTAACTCGGAAGACCCAGGTGTCCGGGAATTTGTTCAGGGCTAACCTGTACAATTTCACGTCATCTGTGATAAGTAGAAATACGTCGGCGCCCCCAGCTTGAATCTTTTGAATCATGATGGGGTCGTCTTCGAGAATGTCAGTAGGTGGGAGGTCTACAGGCCAATTGTTAATCTTTGCCTTGTAGGCCCCCATAAACCATTGATACAAGAGCAAGCCATCCTCCTCGTAAGGGGTGGATGGCCTGACTCTTTTGCAAAATTTTGCGATCAGCGGAAACGAGTGAGGAACCGTCAGTGGATTTCCTTTCTCGAGTCCGTCAACCGCAGCAGCAGCGTAAAGGTTCTCTTCTCTCTTGCCTCGCAGCAAGAAAGGATAGTCCCTAAACTCTTTCACAAATCGCTTGACGATCTTCCTGTTTTCATCAACGGAAGATACATCAGGCAGATTGATCATCTTGGCTTTGACCACCTCGAATAGGTCACGTTTCGTGTCCTGCTCAAGGTTTTCAAGCCTCTCCTGGAAAAGGTAGTACTTGGCCAACTTAGATTCTGGAACTAAGTAGCCCAAGGTTACCAATTTTTGCAAAACGCCAGGCGGCCATTCGCTGTGCTCCTCACGGGGAACAACGATTAGCCTCCTGATTGGATCGTCTTTGGGAATTTCAAAGACTTCTACCATCGTTTCGGTGGCGAAGTGATTTGATTCTTTCAGGGTTCCACGGTAACCCGTGATATCCTGTCTTCCCTCAATAAATTCTTTCATAACGCAGATGTAGTACTTGGCGTGCCAAGTCCTACTTCGCGAAATGATATTCAGCCATGATTCGACTGACCACTGTGGTGGTGGTTTCCCAACACCATTCACCTGCCTCGGTAAAAACAGAGGACGGTGGTCGTCAATCGTCGATAAACATATGTCCTGGAAAGCAGACGCCACCGAATAGATGGTGTGATGCGGTCCAGGATCACTTAGCTTGAAGTATTCCTGGTCATGACCCAACAGTGTAACTTTCCCTGTTGGATCAGACGAGAAATCGATCCTGTCTTTTTGCGTTCCTATACACACCCGAATTTTGGGGGTGTCCAGGTACGGCAATAGCAATGAATTCTTGAACCGATTTCCCCACTTCGTACTGTTTATGTTCGAAGTCGGGATATGGAACCATTCCTCAGCGTATGTCCCCCAATCTGTCGTAATAACGTCATCTTGGGGGGACGCTTCATATCCTAGAGCAACTGCTGCTTCTAGGTGATACTTCCCATAATCGGGATGATCACTGAACGCCGCGGTGTCGTCGCCGTTTCCTTCCTCACGTGAAAGGCATCCCGTTTTGTAACGGGCGTACCTATCCGCGATTGGATGAGCGAGCGACAAGTTCGTCTTTGTCAGTGGATCGCCCATTGGTATACCGTTAACCAGTGTACCAACGTGTTTTCCACGCAACATCAGTTTCTTCGGACCGAGCCAATATCTCTTGATTACCTCAAGTGACATCGGATCGAGTCCTGCTTTTTCTAAAAGTCGCCCCGTCACTCTCCACCCCATTTCTGGTGTGGGAGCGTCGGTGGCCTTTGCCCAATCTGACGTGTAGAGGTAAACCGGTTTCTTATCAAAGATCCAGTTAAC